TCGTTTCATATCCTTGTGCCAGAAAGTTCTGCTACCAGCAATAGGACCGAATGTATTCTCTGGTATCTTAGTCCAGATAGTTACCTTCGCAACAATAAGTATCATATCGTTAGCTGATGGATAGTCATACTCTGCGTTGTATCCCCAGCCAACACCTACTGGTCCGAATATCTTAGTCATCTTCATGATCTGATATTGCGGATCAATAGACGTAAAGCTTCTCTGACCAAAAGAAACTTTCTTTAGATACTTGAGATCGGATTGTGCAAGCGAGTTCCACAAATCCATGTTCTGTTTTCTCTGTACAGTTGCTTGATATTCAGGGTCTTTCTTGTTCATACTTCCTCCTTTAATTTTTCTGCATTTAATCTAGCTAGCTTGGCAATCATTCTTACATCATCTGGATGCATTTTTAATTCATCAAACTCTCGTAGGTTAAAACGTCTGTCGTCTTCTACTATCATACTGAAATCATCATCTGGATGAATCTCAACTCTGTGAATTGTTAGCCACTTGCCTGACCACAACTCTTTATCTTTTCTTCTTTTACCTCTCATGATTTCTCCTTCACTTTTATTGTTCTTCTTTTCTCGGTTATGTTTACAGATAATAAATCACAGTCCATCTGATATACATCTGGTGGTATGTGGCTCATCAATCTCTTCTTGGCTGACTCGTTCTTCTTTGCAGACTCAAGTGTATCAACATAGTCATGCGCGTCTGACATCCATTCGTTGTCTCTGTTCATGTCAAGCTTGACCTTCCTATCGATGGTGATGCTTGAGATATCTGGGGTCTCCGCATCCCTATCGATAGGAGGTGACTTCTTGATTACATGTTCCCAAAACTGTGTGATCTTACCCAGCATGTTAGCGCAGTATACTGGATCAAAGCCAATGTGTTTTGACTCCCACTTGCTGTTACCAAAGATGACAGATAGAAAGCAACCATCTGGTTTCCAATCATTCTTCTCACAATGCATGTTGTGTAGGTGCATGTAGAACTGTATCTGTGGCATGTATCTTTCGATAACATCAGTCATGTTTGTAAACGCATTGGTGTGCTTTGCTTCTACAATGTAGCTTTTGTTCTGGCTGTCTACACACATCATGTCTGCTGTACCTTTGAATGGTACATAGCCACCCTCGAACTTGAACTCATGTTGAAGTTCACGCTCAGTGCCAGCCATTGTATAGCCAGGTGAATGAGATTGTATCCACCAGTTGAGATTGAAATCCTCTGTAAATGCACCGAGCTGAACAGCAAATACATCAGTCAGGTCTTTGGGTTCTACAAGCCCAACCTTCTCCTGATAGAGTTCAGCCCATTCTCCATTCATAATTCTGATAGCATCGGTGCCGCCGATGAAGCCTTGTCTTTCCATAGTTTTCTCCTTATTTATATGGCGATAATAGTATCACTTACGCAACTCGTCAACAAAATAATCAAACCTTTCGAGATAATATTTGCGTCTCTCTAGGTCTGTTTTAATCAGTCCGTATATATCTGAGTAGGGTGGAAGTATACGGAATGTTTTGATAGAGACATTGTATATGTGCATGATACAATCTGCTGGCATCTCCATCATACTTTCGATCATGATATCAACTCGTTCACTACACTCATCCATGCTTGTTTCGTATGGACGTTGAAACAAAAACTTCCAGCGAGTAAACAGCTGTCGTACTTTGTCCGGTCTATGTGGTGTTAGATATGCTTCAATGTTTGCCTTTGCAGCAATAGCATCTTCGTGCTTGGTACAAGATACATCAAGCATACGAATATCTACAGAGTTCAAAGTATTGAGTTCTCTCACAAGCTGTTCGTTGGCTCTTGCTGGAGAACGAAAGGATAGGAGGGTGGCGATGTTGCCATCCTCCTTGATAGGTACAATGTTAGTCAACGTCATAGCCCTCCTCTTTGAGCTGTACTGCCAGCTCTTTTTGTCTGGTTAGTAAGTCTATCTCCCTTTCTTGAAGGAAGATGATCATTCGTTTTACCTCTGCTTTGCGAGATAATAACTCAAGATAGTCCAAACGAGGATTGTTTGTTGGTTCAGTTTTTGTTTGTTTTGTCATAAGACCCTCCAATTATTTTTGTAAATGTTGATTCCCATACTCGGTCACTAATTATTACACAGTATCTAGGATCGCCAGCCTTACGTTTGCAGACTGCCATATCCCTATCTTCAAGAAGATTGAATACGTTTGGAAACGAACTCTTATCTCGATACTTTACTTCTACAAAGAGAACCTGACCATCAATCTCGATAGTCAAATCCCCTTTGTATTCACCACCTAAACTGCCCGATAGTGGTTGCTTCTTTGTCTTGATACCTAACTGGTTGAATAGCTTTAGAAACCATCGTTCGTGGTAGCTTCCTTTTGCTTTATTTTTAC